GAGGAACCCATGACCGAAGAAAGCCAGGCGACCGGAGCGGTCGTCGCTGAACCCGTTTCTGCGGACGCCCCGCAGGTTACAACTGAAACCGAAGGCCTAACCGATGGTCAGGCCGCCGATTCCCCGGAAGAACCCGGAGAGGCGGAGAAGAAATCCCGCGCAGCCGAACGGCGTGAGAGGCATCGTGCCCACATCGCGCAAGTGAAGGCCGAACGGGATGCTGCGGTGGCGAAGGCCGCTGAGGCAGATGCGCGGCGTCAAAAGCTGCTAAACGCTGCCCAGATGGACGCGGAGCCCACCGAACGCGATTTCCCCGATCCGCTGGAATTGGCTGCGGCCAAGGCGTCCTGGAAAATGGACCAGAAGCGGACGGATCGGTTCGCACAAGAAGCCGAGACGGAGGCGACCGAAGCCAAGCGGCAAGCTGCGGCCCTGACCGAAAGAGAACGTCAAGTCTACCTTGACGCCTTTGACGAGCAGGCCAAGGAAGCCGCAAGCCGCTATGCCGATTACGATGCTGTCGTGAAGCGGAAAGGCATGTTCCCGCTGGGGAATGCCCTGCCCGATATGATCATGACCTCTGATGTGGCTGCGGACTTGGCTTACGCAGTGGCCCGAGACCAGGCGCTTCATGACGAACTGATCAAGTTGCCACCCGTGGAAATGGCGCGCCGACTTGGCCGCATCGAGGCCAGCCTGCACGCGCCGAAACCACGAACAGAAACCCAAGCGCCGACGCCGATAGCCCCCGTGCGGGGATCGGCCCGCGCAGCCCCGAATGCCGATGCCATGTCTTACGAGGAATACAGGCAAGCGCGCATGTCGGGGAAGCTCAGGTAAGGAGCCTGATCAATGCCCAATACCCTGATCACTCCCAGCATGATCGCGAAAGAAGCGCTCATGCAGCTGGAGAACAACCTGGTCTTCGCGAACCGCGTCCACCGGGAATACGTCAAGGAATTCTCCGGCGGCCAAGGTTCGACCGTGGCGATCCGCCGCCCGGTGAAGTTCCAGACCACGAACGGCGCGACCGCTTCTCTGCAGGATGTGGAAGAGAAATCGACCAACATCACCGTGGACCAGCGCAAGCACGTCGCGTGGGAATTCTCGACCCAGGACCTGACGCTGTCCATCGAGGAATACAGCGAACGCTACATCAAGCCTGCGGCCATTACCCTGGCGCAGACCGTGGATCGTTCGATTGCGACCCTCTACCGCAGCGTCTGGAACGCAGTCGGAAACGTGGCCACGCAGCCGCCTTCGACCTTCACTGACGTGGCTCGCGCCGCGCAGCGTCTGGACGAAATGGCGGTCGAAATGGACGCGCGGACGATGGCTGTCACCCCGGCGACCGCCTATGCCGTCGCTGGCAACCAGACCACGCTCAACGGTGTCGGCGACGTGCGCAAGACGGCCTACGAGCGCGCGAAGGTCAACACCATTGCCAACTTCGACATGTATCAGTCGCAGAACATCGTGACCCACACTGTCGGCGTGGCGACGGGAACCCCGCTGGTCAACGGCGCGGCGCAGAACGTGACCTACGCGAACGCGGTCGGCTCCAACTGGTCGCAGTCGCTGGTGACGGACGGCTGGACCAACTCGACGGCCAACATTCTTCGCGCGGGTGACGTGTTCACCATCGCAGGCGTGTTCGCGGTCAACCCGGTGCCCGGTGAAGGCAGCAAGCAGGCGTACTCCTACCTGCAGCAGTTCACCGTTCTGGCCGATGCGACTTCGGGCGCTTCGACCGGCCCGGCAACGCTGACCATTTCGCCCCCGATCATCACTTCGGGTCCGTTCCAGACCGTTTCGGCGGCACCTGCGGACAACGCGGCGATCACGGTCCTGGGCACGGGCGGCGCGTCCTACCCGCAGAACATGGGCTTCCACAAGAACGCCTTTGCGCTGGTCACGGTTCCGCTGGACATGCCGGATGGCGTGCCCTTCAAGGCCCGCGAGTCCTACAACGGCCTGTCGATGCGTGTGGTCAAGGACTACGACTTCACGAACGACACCGACCGGATTCGTCTCGACATCCTGTACGGCGTCAAGGCGATCTACCCCGACCTGGCCTGCCGCGTCGTCGGCGGCACCTGATGACACTTGGGGCGGCTGTAATGGCCGCCCCTTCCTGCATTCCGGGGCGACAGAATGACCGACCATAGCGTGAAGCTGCCTTTCCCGGCTTGGTATGTTTTCGATGCTGACGGCATCCGTCCGCAATTCGCAGGTAGCAAGATCGTGGCCGGGCCGACGCGCTGCCTGATCGTCACAAAGTTCAAGTGGAAGGCTGAGTGATGGCAACCGCACGCGATCTTGTCGACGCAGCAATGCGCAAAATCGGCGTTGTGGCCGAGGACGAAGCCCTGACGGCTGATCAGGCCGCGCACGGGACGGCTGTTCTCAACCGCATGATTGCCGGATGGGAGTTGCAGGGCGTTACCGTGGGCTGGCGTGAGACGGAAATCTCCGAAGAAGTCGATCTTCCGCTAAATCTGCATGAGGCGGTCATCTTCTGCCTCGCCGAACGGCTTGGCCCCGACTACACGCGCCCCGCGCCCGATGCCACGCGGCATTTCAGGGCGATCCAGGCGGCGTATCTGATCATCCCGGACGTAAAACCGGACAGAATCTTGCGCCGGACGCCTTCACAGCGGCGCTGGATCAACTGGACGCAGTTCTAAGCCATGCCGAAGGTCGAATTCGTCGGATCATCGGCCCGGGACCAGACGAACGTCAAGGCGAACCCGTCGCGGCTGGTCAACGGCTACCGTGAACCGGTCATGCCGGGCGGAAAGGCGCAATTTGTGCTGCGATCCGTGCTTGGGATGGAAGATTTTGCGCAGCTTTCGGGCGTGTTCGCGCGGGATATGACCGTTTTTCTGGGTGATCTGGCCGTGATTTCCGGGGCTGCGCTGTACCGCATCACGACAGCGGGCGCAGTGACCAATGTGGGGGCGCTGACGGACGATCCGAACACGTCAACGGCGGAAAACAACGGGACATTGTGCATCGTTTCGGGCGGGCAGTACCGCACCAGCGACGGCGCAACGGTTTCCATCCCGATTTCTACTGGCGCAATCACGAATGCCGGTTCTGTGGCCTATCTCGGGGGCTACACGCTGGTTTCCGAGTTGAACGGGCGCAAGGTGCAATGGTCGGGGCTGGTTGACCCGGCAACGTTCAACGGAACGCACTTTGCCAGCGCGGAAATCACGACCGATCCGATTATCCGCCACATCGCATTCAAGGATGCGCTGTACATCTTCAAGGCATCCGGCTTTGAAAGGTGGGGTATCACGGGGCAGGCTGGCGCGAACGCTTTTGCGCGGATCGACGGGGCGCAGCAAGAGCCGGGGCTGAAGGCTTTTGGGTTGATCACGTCCTATCCGAACGGCTTCGCCTATGTGTCGTCTGACGGCAAGGTCATGGCCATTGCCGGGGGTGGTCTGGCCCCGATTTCAACGCCGCCTGTAGAGGTTGCGCTGTCGGAAAACAGCCCGGCCAAGATGCACTATTACGAGCGGCGTGGACATGGGTTCATCTGCCTGACCTTTAGCGATGTGATGGCTTGGTGCTACGACATTGCCACCGGGGAATGGCATGAGCGCGGCGAGGATGACGGCCCGTGGACCGCGCGCGTATCGGCCAAGCTGGGGAATGACTGGTATATCGGCGCGGACGCGGGGCGGGTGGCCAAGCTTTCCCCGGCGTGCACAGACTTCGGCGCACCGCTGGTTCGGCGCTATGTGTCGCGGACCCTGTCGCAGTCGGAACGGTTCTCGCTGGCCAAGATCGAGGCTTACCCGCGCGTGGGTCTGGATACGCAGACGGTGTCTGACCTCAACGCGGCAACGGTAGTCCTGAAGACATCGCGCGACGGGGCCACCTGGTCCGAACCGAAGGCCCGCAGTGTCGGGGTGACGGGGGCCTATCAGACCCGCCTGACATGGCGTTCCCTGGGGCTGTTTCGCGATGCCACGGTGGAGTTGAGCGTGTCGTCAACGGCAGACATTCCGCTTTTGGCCGAGATTGACGTTGAGGTCGCATGACCATCCGCATGGGTGAACAGTACGTCCAGAATGGGGCGCTGACGCAGGCTGGGTATTCGGCTTTTCGCGGGATCGACACGCTGACGGCGGACGTGGCGGCGCTGGCCGTGACATCGTTTGTAAGGCGGCAAGCGGCTGTTGCAGCGGCATCGCAGACGAGCATCGACTTCACCGGCATTCCGGCTTGGGTAAACCGCGTGACGGTGATGCTTAGCGGGTTAAGCACGACTGGCACAAGTCCCGTGATGATCCGGCTGGGGGATAGCGGCGGGATTGAGACGACGGGGTATCTTGGGTCGGTCACCGCCTTCGCCGTGGGGCTTTTGACCGAAAACTTCAGCAGCGGATTCACGGTTGAATGCGGGGGTATTCATGTCGCCACAGCGTTGCGGCATGGTGCCATAACGATCCAGAAGATCACCGGAAACACCTGGGCCGCATGGGGGTCTGTCGGACAATCGCAAGACATTGCGAACGCCTTCGTATCCGGCTCCAAGGCGCTTTCTGACGTGCTTACGCAGATCAGGGTAACCACGGTCGGCGGGACGGACACATTTGACGCGGGTAGCGTCAACATTTCGTGGGAATGAGCATGGACGATCTTCCGGCGATCAAGGTCTCGCAAGGCGAGCAGTTTGCATCCAGCTTCACCCTGCAGGGGCAGGATTGGACCGGCTACACCGGGGCTGTGACCTACAAGACGATGCCGCAGGGTGAGTTGATCCTTGAGACGACCTGCAGCGGCGATGCCTTGGGCGAGGTCACGTTCAGCCTGACGGCAGCGCAGACGACCGAATTCCCCGCGCAACCACGGCTGCGGGCGCTGAAGGTCGGGGTGTACCAAGTGCGAATGACCGGCGCGGACGTGTTCACGTTCCAGGGCGATCTGCTTGTGGCGGGGGCGATATGACGACGATTGTTCCCGGCAAGCCCAAGCGCCCGATCATCGTTGAAAACGGCGGGCGCATCCCGTCTGGCGGCACGACCGGTCAGGCTTTGGTCAAGTCGTCTGGGCTGGATTACCAGGTCGAGTGGGGCACCGCGACGGCTTCTGCGGCATGGGGTGCGATTACCGGCACGCTTTCGGCGCAAACGGACCTGCAAGCCGCGATGGACGCCAAGCAAGACGATCTGGTCAGTGGCACGACCATCAAGACGGTGAACGGCGAAAACCTTCTCGGGTCTGGGAACGTCGTCATTTCCGGCGTCACAGACGGCGATAAGGGCGACATTACCGTAAGCGGCTCGGGCGCGACGTGGACCATTGATAACGGGGCCGTCACCGTTTCCAAGATGGCCAACCTTGCCGCCTCGACCATCCTCGGCAACAACACCGGATCGGCGGCGGCCCCGATTGCCCTGACGGTCGCACAGACCAAGACGCTGCTTGCCATCGCGGCGGGGGACGTGTCGGGGCTGGCGGCCATTGCGACCACGCCAAGCGCGGCCAACCTGACCAGCGGCACGCTTCCTGCGGCCCGGTTTGATGATACTTCGCACGGCACGCGGGGCGGTGGCACGCTGCACGCGAACGTCATTGCGGGCGGCGCGGCTGGCTTCATGACCGGCGCGGACAAGACCAAGCTTGATGCCATTTCCGGCACGAACAGAGGCGATCAGACGATCACGCTCACCAGCGACGTGACCGGCTCGGGTACGGGGTCCTTTGCCACCACGATTGCCAACAATGCGGTCAGCTTTGCCAAGATGGCCGACATCGGGACGGATACCCTGATTGGCCGAGATACGGCCAGCACGGGCGACCCTGAAGCCATCACCGTCACGGGCGGCATCGAGTTTAGCGGTTCGGGCAGCATCCGCACTTCGGCTTTCACGGGCGATGTAACCAAGACGGCGGGCGGCACGGCGCTAACCCTTGCCACAGTCAACAGCAACGTCGGCTCCTTCGGTTCGGCAACGCAGGTTGCGACCTTCACCGTCAACGCCAAGGGCCTGACCACGGCGGCGGGGAATACGACGATCAGCATCCCCGCGACGGCGATCAGCGACAGCACGGCGGCAGGCCGGGCGGTTGTGACGGCTGCCACGGCCACGGCGCAAACGGCGTTGTTCGACGTGTTCACCACGTCTGCCAAGGGCCTTGCGCCCGCGTCTGGCGGCGGCACCACCAACTTCCTGCGGGCGGATGGCACATGGGCCGCACCCGCCGGAGGTGGCGGCGGTGGCTTTGATTACGGCATCTACGCTGCCTTGGGCGGCATGAACCCCTACTGAGGATCACAACATGGCGACGACCCCGCAATTCGGCGCAACCGCCGTCTTTGCCTACACGACCACGCCACCGACCGCTGCCAACACCACAGCGGACGGCACCAGCGGCACGATCTACTTCCTGCAGACCAACACCGCAGGCACGGCGGCGGACTTGGTCCTCGGCACGGGCGGGGGCTACATCGACCAAGTCAAGATCGTGCCTTTGGGGACGAACGTCGCGACGGTCATGCGCCTTTGGGCAAACGCGAACGCCGTCAACACCACGGCGGCCAACAACAACCTGATTGACGAGGCGACTTGCCCGGCTTCAACGGTTTCGCAGGTTGCCGCGCTGGCACCCGTCACCATTTCGGTCAAGCGGTGGTTCCCGGCAGGGACCAAGTTCTTCGTGACCATCGGCACGGCGGTTGCAGCCGGGTTTGACGTGTCGATTTACGGATCGCAGATGTGAGGGTGAGGTAGATGCCCTTCCTTCAGCCTCAACTCCCAATCCGCCAGCCGGGCCAGATGTTCTGGCCGACAGGTCAGGCGCAGATTTACGAAATCCCCGACATCGCTTCCATGCTGTACATCTATGCTGTCGGCGGGGGCGGCGGGGGCGGCAACGGCTTCTCTGCGGCTGCGGCTGCGGCCCGTGGCGGTGGCGGTGGTGGGGGTACGGGGGCAATCACGCGCCTGCAGATTTCGGCCCTCACGCTGCCTCGCGTTCTGTACGTCAACCCCGGCTTTGGCGGGGGTGCGGGTGCAGCGGGCGGCGCGTCTTGGGTCAGCCGGTTTAACACGACATCGAACTTCAACAACATCGTCCTGGCAAACGGGGGCGGCGGCGGCGGTACGGGCACGGGCGCGGCGGGCGGTACTGCCGGTTCGGCGGGTGGGGTCAGCACGGCGACCAACATCATTTCGGGCGTGACTGGTATTGTGACCTTCACGGTCGGGCATGGCGGCGCGGCTGGCGGTGCGCATACCGGCGCAGCAGGGGGTGCCTCTGTCTGGGGCACCACGACGCCGGGCATGTCGTCTGGTGCGGGCGGCGGCGGCACCACGTCAGCCGACTTCGCAGGCGGTAACATCACGGGCGGCGCGGACATTCCGACCATCACAGGCGGCGCGGCGGGTTCGAACGCTGGCAACGGTGGCATCTGGTGGCTTGACCTGTTTTTCGCCTCGGGCGGTTCGGGCGGCGGATCAAGCAACACAGGCGTTGGCGGCGCAGGTGGCCCCGGTGGTCCGGGTTGCGGTGGCGGTGGTGGTGGCGGTGGCACGACCGGCGGGGCAGGCGGTCGCGGCGGTAACGGGTTCATCTTCATTGTCCCGTTCAACAACTGACAGGAGCAACAAATGGCACGTGCAGCAAGAGTGATCGGCGAAGGTGGCGTGATCGGTTGGTTTCTGGAAGAAACGATTGCGTTTCTGGACGATGCGAACCCGACGTTCTCGACAATTCAACTGGCGTTCAAAGGGTATGACATTGTGCAAGACTCCTTCAGCTTTGACTGGGTGACCACGTCAACGCAGGCGGCAATCCGATCAGCGGCCAAGGACGCAATTCGGCAGCGCATCATTGACACCTTGGGCGTGGCGGTGCCGCGCGCCAACATCAAGATGATGAACAGCCCCGAGTGATCCAGCGCCTGACCGCGCAGGAAGCGCGGCAATACTTCACCGACCCGGCCTGTGGTCTGGTCGGTGATGATCCCGAAGACTGGATGGATTTCCGCGCGCTGGACGGGGTCTGCGGGGCTTTCCATCAACACCTATGGCCCGGCGTCTGGATGGGCCATCTGGGCGCGCTACGGGCCGCCTGGGGGCATACGACACAACCCGCCAAGACGATCCTGCAAGCCTACGCCGCTGAAGTCGGCGCAAAGCGGATCATCGGGTGGGTCGATCACAGAAACAAGCCGATGCTGGCGCTTGCCAGACGTGTCGGCTTCGAAACGGACGGGGTTCTGCCGCTGGCTGATCCCGTGATTTTACTAGGCTGGAGGCCGTAAGATGGCAGTTGCAGGGGCAATCGGGGGCGCGCTGATCCAAGGCAGCGCCGCACGTCGGGCAGCGCGGGCGCAACAATCCGCTGCCGACGCAGACCGCGCGTTTCAGATCGAGACGCGCGATCTGATCCGGGGCGACCTCGCGCCGTTCCGGGAAGGCGGCTTGAACGCCTTCAACATGTACAGCGACGAGGTGATGGGCACCGGCCCGACGCAATTCCAGCGGACGCAGGATTACAACTTCGGCCTGAATGAAGGCATCAACGCTGTTCAAGCCGGTGCTGCAGCGCGTGGCGGGCTGTTTTCCGGCGCGACGATGAAAGACCTCAACACCTTTGGCCAAGACTACGCAAGCACCCGCCGCGAGGGGTGGTTGAACCGGCTCGGCGGCTTGGCTGATACCGGCTTGAACGCCGCGCAGATGAGCGGGAACGCCTCGACCAATGCAGCAGCCGGGGTAAGCAACGCCCTTGCGGCTGCCGGGAATGCGCGGGCAGCCGGGGCTATCGGGGTCGGGAACGCCTTTAACCAAGGCATCGGCAACGCGCTGGGGGCTTGGAACTATCAGCGGCAGGTCAACGCGGGGCAGCCGCCGCAGGTCGTGCAGGGCGGCCCAGTCAACTGGAACGCGGCAAGCTGGGGGCGGTAATGTCGGTTGAAGCCCAGATTTACAGCGGCCTGATCCAGCGCGGAATGACGCCTGACCTCGCGGCGGCGTGGATGCTGAATTTCAAGGATGAAAGCGGGCTAAACCCCGGCATCAACGAAATCGCGCCCATCGTTCCCGGATCGCGCGGCGGATATGGGCTGTATCAGCTTACCGGGCCTCGGCGGCGTGCGTATGAAGCCTACGCCGCAGAGCGCGGGATGCCGCTGGACAGCGTGGACGCGCAACTCGACTTCATGATGACCGAATTGCAGGGGCCGGAAGCCCGCGCCTGGGAGAAAATCCAGTCGGCGGGGAATACCGGAGACGCGGCGGCGGCCATCGTCAACTACTTTCTGCGGCCTGCGGAAAGCCATCGGGCTAAGCGGGAAGCGCGGTATCGCGGCACGACCTACACGCCCCCGGAAGGCGGCGCGGCTTATGCGTCCCAAGGCAATGCCCTTGCTGGCCCCGCAGGAATGCCGGTTGCGCCCGGCCAGAACCAACTGGCCGCGCAAGCCCCGCAGTGGGAATACAACGCCTTCCAGAACGATCCGATGGCATTCATGCGCGCGCCAAATGCGCTTGCCCGGCAGATTTGAGGTACTGACATGGCACTAACCCCGTCGATCATCCTTGCTGGTCAATCGCCCGACATCGTCAACGCCTTGGCCAATTCGAACGTTGCGGCGCAACAGCGGTTGGAATTCGACCGCACGACTGCGATGAATCGAATGCTGCAGGAGCAAGGCGCTGGCATCATTTCGGGCGATCAGAACGCCCTTAACGCACTGGCGGGGTACAGCCCGGAGATGGCGATGGGTATTCAGGAGTCGCGCCTCGGCATGGACGCGACACGGCTCGGGATGGATCAGACCCGGCAACAGATGAGCATTTCCGCCGAACGCCTGGCCATGGAAAAGGCCGAAGGCAAGCGCATGGCCGAAGCCGCGTTGTCGGCGCAAGCGGCGCAGATGACCGCAGCCCAGCTTGCCGCAGAGCAAAAGCAAATCACAGACGCGCTGTCTGGGGCTGCATCGTTCTACCAAAAGGGCGACCGCGCGGGCTACGACGCATGGCTCGGTAAGCTTGGTCTTGACCCGCGCGAGTATGCGTTTGACGAGTTCCCCGCCCATGCGGCCATGTTCGAGGGCGTGCTGGAGGCAATGCAGACGTTTGCGCCACCCACGATCAACCCGAATGACCGCTTCAAGGTTGCAGGCGGGACCATCTTCGATTTGGGCGCAGAGGGCGGACCCAAGCCGGTCGGTCAGGGCGCGATGCAAGAAACAATGGTCTTGGGGCCGGACGGCAAGCCGATCATGGTGCAAGGCGGCCCTGGCACAACGGCGAAGTTTACGGAATCGCAAAGCAAGGACAACGTCTATGCGACCCGCGCCGAAGGGGCTTTGTCTCGGCTGGAGCCGGTGGCCGACGCACTGACAAGCCGTGCGGGGGTGGTTGGGGAAGCCGCCAGCGGCTTGACCCTTGGCCTGTCGCGCGAAATGATGCAGAGTGACGAATTCCAACTTGCCCGGCAGGCCGGTGACGAGTTCCTGCAAGCCATTCTCCGCAAGGACACGGGCGCAGCCATCACTGCCGACGAACAAGAGTTGTACGGCAAGACGTACTTGCCGCAAGTCGGGGACAGCCCGGCGGTTCTGGCACAGAAAAAGGTGTCTCGCGCGGGGGCTTTGGAAGCCATTCGGGCGGGCATGAGCCAAGCACAGATTGAGGCTGTCGCGCGGGCCGACGCCGCAACCATCGCACGGCTGGCACAAGAGACCGGCGCTGCTGCCCCAGCATCGCCCGCCGCGCCGGAAGCGGCCACCCCGCCCAAACGCCTCAAGTTCAACCCTGAAACCGGGGAACTGGAATGATCGAAGTCGAACTTCCTGACGGGACGATTGTCGAATTCCCCGAGGGCACCTCGCCCGAGGTGATGAAGAAGGCCCTTGCGAAGTATCGCGCGGCCAAACCCGCGCAATCCGACGCGATGAAGGCGGGCCTTGCCGATCTGTCTGCCATGAGCAAGGACCCGGCGGCTGCTGTAGATGCCGAACAATGGCGGCGGTCTTCCGACCGGTCGATGGGGGCTGCCCTGTATGATTTTGTCATCGGCGATCCGAACGACGGCGTTGACAGCTACGGGGAACAGATCGGGCGGGGCCTGAATGACATGGGCAAGTCTGCTGGCGCTGGTCTGGCGCGCGGCGCAACCGGCCTAGTCGATCTGCCGACGAACATCACGGAAATGTACAGTAAGGGCGTCACGGGCGGCCTTGAGGCGGCGGGCATCATGTCACCCGAAACCGCCCGGATGACGCAGGAATCCATGATGGCTGCCATTCCCGGCGGCGGGCGCAAGCTGACCGAAGGCGTGTCTGCGGCAACAGGCGGCGCAACCGATTTTCGGGGCAACACGCGGGCGGGCAAGTTTGCGGGCACCATCGCCGAATTCCTGCCCGGCGCAGCAGCGCTTGGCGGCATCAACCCCGCCAGCCTTCTGAAGTACGGCGTTGCGCCTGGGGCTGCATCTGAAGCCGCTGGGCAAGCAACGGAAGGCTCGTCTTGGGAAGGCCCGGCAAGGCTTGCAGGCGCGCTTCTGGGCGGCATCGGGCCTGACTTGATTGCCAAGGGCGCGCGGGCCATCGTCAGCCCCTACGGCGGCGCGGACCCTGAGCGGCTGAAGCTGGCATCGGTGCTTGACGACTTCGGCGTTCCGATCAGCGCGGGGCAGCGTGTCGGCAATGAAGCGTTGCGCCGCAAGGAAGGGCTGACCGGCGCGGGCCAAACGTTGAACGAAACGCAGCGGGAAGCCTTCACGACTGCCGCCCTCAAGACGGCTGGGATCGACGCCAAGCGGGCAACCCCGGAGGTTCTGGAAGAAGCCGCAAAGCGTATCGGCGCGGTGTTCGATGATGTAACGCGCGGCGTGGACGTGACGCCAGACCCAAATTCGGTGTCCAAGCTTTCCGAAGCGGTCAGCACTTACAAGAGCCTCGCCCCCACGGGCAATCAGGCCCCGCTGGTCAGCAACATCTTTGCCGAAGTGACCAAGTCGTTCCGTGGCGGCAACCCGATTGCGGCGGCCACGGTAAACACTTGGCGGTCCGGTCTGTCCAAGCTGACGGCCAGCGCAGACGCGGCCACGCGCGAAGCGGCAGTCCGGGCGCTGGAAACTGTTGACGACATGCTGACGGCATCGCTTAACGCTGCAGGGCGGGCAGAGGACGTGGCACGGCTTGCGACGGCACGCGGGCAGTGGCGGAACTATCTGGCCATTCAGAAGGCCGCTACGGGCGCTGGCGAGGCAACTGCGGCTGGCCTGCTTTCCCCGGCGCAGTTGCGGTCTGCGGTGGTGCAGCAAGGCCGGTCATCCTACGCGCGCGGCCAGCGCGGTGACCTTGGCGATCTGGCGCGGGCCGGTGTTGGTGTGATGGACAGCCTGCCGAACTCGGGCACGCCTGCAGGCATTCGCGCGATGATCCCCGGCGGTTCGCTTTCCGGGGCTTTGGGTGCTGGCATCGGATCGTCGTTCGGCCCGGCTGGCGCGGCAATCGGCGCAATCGGCGGTCTGGCCCTTCCCGGCGTCGCTGGCGCAATCCGCATGTCCGGGCCGATGCAAGCCTATCTCGCCAATCAGATGGCTAACCCTGCCGTGACGAACATGACCGCTGGCGTCGGTTCGGCACTGGTGCCGTTCGCTGAAAGAAACGCGCTGGCGGCCCGGCCCTAAGCACCGAAACCGGCCAGCGCCACAGCCCACCCGAGGATAAGCCCGGCGACGAATACAGCGGCCCCAAAGGCGCTGCGCCAGCCTGCATTGTTGCGGTGGGCATTCATGCCCCAGCGGATCATCAACACCACAAGCCCGGCAAGCAGAAGACCGGCGGCGATCTGAAACGGCAAAAAGCGTGGGTCCATCGGGGCCTCCGAACAATCCTTCTAGAATAGGACCTCCGACATGGCCAATCAAGCCTTGTTCACGCCCAACCGGGCGCTGGATGCAAATGCCTATGCGCAGCCCGGCGCAACAGCAACATTCTATGAACCGGGAACCACGACCCTCATTACCGTCTACCAGGATGACGGGGTGACGGTGACGACGAACCCGGTGGCGGCGGATGGAAACGGCATCTTTCCGCAGACGTGGTTCAACGGGGAAGCCAAGGTTGTGGTCCGCGATGCAGACGGGGCGACATTGTGGACGATGGACCCCATCCCGGCAACGTCCAGCGACAGCGCGGGCGCGGCCTCGATCAGCTACCCGCCTTCGGTGAACGTTCCGCAGACGAACGTTTACACTGCTATCGAGTACGTCGCCACCTTGAGCGTTTCGGGCTTCAACGCCTTCGGCCTCGGTATCACCGGCAACACGACCATCCTTTCCAACATCGATGCAACCGGCACGGCTTCTGGAACCTACCGTTTTACCGGGACATCGACCGGCACATTCCCATCTGGCGTTTCGGCTTCGACAACGGGGGTTGTCGTCATTGATCGCCAGACGAGCGCAGAAGCCACCATGGTTCTCCGGGCTGCAGGGGCGAGCCGCATGTTCTGGCGGCCCCTAGCCGCAAGCACATGGGGCACTTGGCGCGAAGTGGCCATCCTGCCCACGGGCGGGACCGCGCTGCAGCAAACGCGAATGAACAGCGGCGCGACGGCGCTGGAATACTTCACTGCCAGCGGCGAGGGCGGCCCGACCACTGCCAGCGGTACGGCGGTCAACTTCAGCAGCATTCCGGCCAACGCGCGGCGGATCGTGATCTTCTTCAATGCCCTTTCCCTGAGCGGAACGGATTCTGCCGTGGTGCAGATCGGGACCGGCGGCGTGGCGGAAACAACCGGATATTCCTCAATTGCGGGCAGAATTGACAACACAGTGACGGCAACCGGCACTGCGGCGGGCGGATTCCTGCTTAACATAGCAAACGCGGCAAATGGTCT